CGTGCATGTCTTGGATTGCCATGTTGATGGCGGCGGCCAGTCCTTCGGCTTGGTCCATCCTTTTCATATAAAGCATCTGATTGTTTAAGCCGCCGCACTTTATTTCAACGTATGGGCGGCCAAAGCTACGCCATGTTTTGTAGATGATGGCGGCAGATCCAGCAAAGATCGTAAGTCCAGAGATGGTAGATCCAGATTGAATTGAGGCGCATCCAAATAACAGACCAAAGAAGGACAGCAAAATCCATAAAGTTTTAATTCCTTGGCTGCTTTCGTCTTTGCCGTAGCTGGTGCCGACGATAGATCTGAGATTGTAGGTTTGGTTATAGGGTGCACCCACTGAGAGGACGTGACCGATAACGCTGATCGATCCGTCGTCGTAGTAAATCGTGCCCGTATCTGAAAGGTTCCCGTCCACACTTTAAGCCTGCTCCCAGTGCAGGCTGTAGCAACTACTTTTTTTGGCTAGTTCTTCAGCAAATCGCCGTCGGCTTCGCGGTAGCTTTTCTTCACCTCGCCCCCGCCTGCCATGGTAAGAAATTTATTTACCCTAGCGATGGCCCAAGCAGTCCGGCTGTTGGGTCTGCCACCGCCGATGGTGGGCCGGTAGCTAGTGGAGAAAGCACCCGCTCCCCTGCGGAAAACTTTTTTCAGAGTGCCAAGGGAAGGGGCGTTTCGGGTGGGGTGGTTTTTCTTAAACTCGGCAATTTTGTTTTTCAAGGTTTGCTCGACCGCCTCGCTGATCTCGATGTCCCCTGCTTTAGATCTAGTAGAAGCTGTGCCCGCAGGATTCACGTCGCTGCCTTTCTTGCGTTCGCTGGCGGGCGCTGGCGTTTGGCTGGCCGACTTGGGCCCCGGCCGAGCCGCCATCTCACGGGCGATCCTGCGCATCTGCACCGATGCCCAGCTCTGGGCAGGATCTCCGCCCCATAGCGCCCAGGCTATCCGGCCCGCCGAGGGAAAGCCTGGCTCACCGGGGCTAAAGCCCTCGCCTTTTTTGTCTACTTCGTGCCTAGCTAGGAATGAGCTGATGCGGGCGATGGTTTCATCTGGAAAGTCTACGTTGTTAATGATGTCCCGCGCCCTAGCCACTCCCACCTCAGTGCCGCCACGGTTGTATTCTCGGCGCCACGCTAGCCCCTTCTTAGCCTCGGCAATCATGCCGGCTGTAGGTTTAGCTAGTTCTGTTTTTTCTTTTTTTTTAAGCCCGAGCGCGTTGATGATCATTTCCAGTTCTTTGTCGCTCAAGTTAAAATCGGGTGCGTCGTCGGGCATAATAAAGGATGGGGCTGGCGCCTGCATCTCCTCGGGCACGCTGTTAGGCCCTGGCTTAACCTCGTTCGGATCGGTGATGATATCGGTGGGGGTGGTGGTATCGGTTGCAGTAGCGTCGTCCTTCGGTTCCTCCGGGATCGGATCTTCGTCTGGGGCGGCGGTGATCGGCGCGGCCGCCGGTGTGAGTGCGGCGATGAACTGCTTTTCCTTGTTCATCTGCAAGACTTGCTCTTCCCAATCGAGGCCAAGTTCTCCAAAGTAATCCTGCAGACTAGAGAGGCCCGCCTTGTAGTCTTCGCGGGCTTGCTGTGTCTCGCGCCCTGCGTCCACGGTCAAAGACTTCGGAGTCTGCCAGGATACTTTCCGATAATCTTCTGCGGGCGGTAGATCCCCGTTAGCGATTGCCCGGCCGATAAAGTACGCCCATGACCTGTTACAGAATCGATCGACTAAAAGGCGTTGGCGTTGTTCAAATCTGCGCTGTGCCTTGGCCACGATGAATCGCATCCCTGCCCCACCGACGCTAGCGGGATCGTAAACAAACTCGATCGGCAGACCTAATCCCATGGCCACGTCGCGGATTAGAAATTTTGCGAAGGGCTCGAATCCGTTGTTTGGCCGATTGGGTGCGACCATCTCGATCTTTTCCCCAGGGGCAAGACGCGGGATGGTCGCGGAGCTGGTGATCTGTTCGCGGGCGATGCTGGTGTCGCCTGTGTCGACGGGTTGGATGTTACCAAAGAATCCGCCACTGTTGGCGAGGGCGTCGCCTTCGTTAGACGTGATGACGGCGGCGATCGATCCCTGTAACTTGAGCGCGTCTTTTTCAAACTCGCCCAGGAGTTTTAGATCGCGTACGTGATTGAGTGCTCGGGCCAAGTTAGATCCGCCACGGATCTGATCGGGCCGTTCCATTTCCATTAAGTGAATTACAAGATCGGCGTTTATTTTGCGGTACGTGTCGCCGAGCTCGAGCAGGTAGGCGGTAGGCTCGCCCATCTTGCCGAGGAAAACGCCGTCGGTAGATTCGTAGTTATCACCCTCGCAAACTCTGTGACCTTCAACGACTTGTAATTTTCCTTTGTCGGTCATGATGACGAACACGTCGCCGTCCACGTCGATCGATCGGCTGAGTGCTAAGAGGAGATCTGTCCAAGTCATCCGGCCCGTGACTTCTGGATTAGGAGCCACTACGTCCCGCCAATACTGCTCGGCCAGCTTGCCAAACTCTGTATCTGTCCCGCGATATTGTGGGCGCAAGCCGGGACCAACGGAGTAGGCGGCGATTGAATCGACGGCGCCTTTAATCAGGCCGACGTTGCGGTACATGTGCCGAGCAAGTTTAAGAAGTTCCGTTCTTGTCCATTCGCTTAAATCCAGTGACGAATCGCGAGCATGGGCACCGTAGATGACTGGGCGTTTGCGGGAGAATCCTGCCGCCTCGTAAGGCTGGAACGTACTGATGCCAGAGCCAAATCCTGCGCTAAAGCTTTTAATGCCTGCGCCAATCCGACGAACTAGGGAGACGTTGGCCATATTAGCTGTCGATCAGGGAGCTGAAGTCCGCTGTGGTTCGGGTAAGGGTAATCCCGCCCAGATAATCGATGGCGCTTTGAAAGAGTTCGACGCGGTCGGTGGGCTTGAGATCGATCTGGAAGCTGGCGGATTGGCCACCGGCTGAAGATCCTACCAGCGCCCTGCCGGAGGCGGCGCCTGTCATGGCGGTGCGGCGGTCCGCTGCGAGCGATACCAGGGCGGAAGCAGTCACCCCGCTGGCTTGAGCCAAGTAATCGGTGGCGACTGCCCGGATCAGACGACGGGAAAGGGCGGCCATTGTCCCTAGCAGTTTGTCAACGTACCCAATTAAGTTTCTAAAAATCATGCTGGTACGGGTACGGGCTGGGTAGGAAGAGGCTCAGCGTCGCGGATCATAGTCTCGATCATGATGAGGGACATTTTTTCGGTATCTCCAAGGTGGTTCCCGCCTACCACTTCCCACGCAAGTTCTTTATGGCCAAATTTCATTCGACGTTCGACCAGCCGTTCTGCGGTGAGCTGAGCGATGTAGTCGCGTCCAGTATTCCGAGGGAGCCACCAATCCTTTGTGTCGCGGTCTTTGATTTTGTTAATGTAGAGACGTTCTTTCCAGACGTTGTCGTCGTACTGGACCAGTCGCACCGCCCGGCCGCGATGCTCGATCACCTGACGGATGACGCTGGCGCGCATACCGGTAGACGCTCCCCTGCCTTTAGATGCCCAGAATTTTCCGCATGAATTTAAGACAAACTCGTACACCCCCCCGGTGCGACGGGCGGCGTATCCAGAATCCACTAGGCCGCCATGGCATTGGATAAGTTTACCTGGGCAATCTTTAACGGGATATTTTTCGTTAAACTTGGCCAAGATTGCATCCCAACCAACGCAGGATCCGTAGTCGACCATGGCGGACCATCTCTTGCCGTTGACTATTCCTGTGGCGCGAATCAGCCACCAGAGTTCTGTTTGCTGGACGTCCACTGTCATAAACATGGCGTCGGGTTCCCTTGGAATTTCGCCGATAATATATTCGGGTGAGCTGGTGATGACGTCGTCGACGTTACTTGCTTTAACCGTGGTGGCGGATGGGGACCACGGCCGGGCTAGGTAGCTGTTAACGAAATAGTGCAGGCCACGCGGGCTGTCGCGATCCTGGAGGAAACGACAGGCGAGTTCGCCCCAGCGCTTAAAGGGGGAGTAAAGTGAATTAAGATGGTAAGAACGGCGGCCCGGCTCCCCCAAGGCGGTGGGCTTCCAATGGCCCGCCGTGAGCATAGCAGCCTTGTGTTCGTGTCCGATCA